CTTTACGTGCCATAGGTGTATCCCCCGCAAAGGTTATTGCTTATAACATGAATTGAGTAAAAAGTCAAGAGGGCAAGTTGCCCTGCCCCCTTGAGTAGTGTTATGTTCCAGTAGAAACAGTAGCAGACTCAGTAGGGTTCTGTGACACGTCGCATACGACGGCGTGTACACGGAAGCGCAGTGCAGTCGTGCCGGTTGATCCGGAGTCAAGCACAGTCACCTGAATAGAGTCAGCAGCAGTGACCATATTTACGCCTGTAGCCTTCAGGTTGAACTGGATGATTGCAGCAGCGTTACTTGCGCCGCCGTCAACCAGTGAGTCAACGTCAGTGCTGGTGCCTACGTCAAGCGTCACGGAGGCGTTGCCTGAAGCCTCAAGGACTTCAAGAGAGCCGCCGATTACCATCGTATCTGCGGGCAGATCGATCATCTTGACAATATCAGCCCCAGCGAGGGACGTGTTATCAACCGCGTCGTAGACCGGAGAGGTGATAACATACGGGCGAGGCAGGTTAGCCGGATGACCAACGGTTCCTCCACCAGTAACGGTACGATCATAAGTAGCCATTTATATATCTCCCCTTACGCAAAGTCGATGACGCCGCGAACCATAGCTTCTGGGCGCAGAACTTTGCGACCAAAAACGTGCAGACCACGAATTACATCAGAGAACGACTCAGTTGAACGAACCACTTCGGTCTTAGCAATGTGCGAAGCAGTAGAAGTGGATGACATGTGACCAGCGAGAACTACATTCTCAGAAGAGTCAGTTGCCACACCAGACAGAGTTACCTGATCGGTACCTGCTGTTGAGTTTAGCGCAGTAGACTTGTAGCAGCGGAAACCAGCGAGGAGTCCCGGAACTGCAAGGCCGTTACGCAGTGGAGAAGTAGCGTCACCAGTTACCTGAACTTCAGCCATCTTATTTCCGGCTTGGAACATTTTCTCGTAGAAAATTGGTGGTGCTACAAACCAACGATTCTCTTCTGGCACAGACTGATCGTCAAGTGTACGTGCCATCAGCAGCATCAGGTTGATGCCAGCGTCGTCAGTTTCTACGTTGATTGGAGCAGATGCTGTACCCAGAGCAGTGTTGGTAGTAGTCAACCCGCCGGAAAGTGAAGCATCGTCAGCACCCGCAATACCTGCACCATCAGACATAGCCTGAAGCACATTGGCATCGTACTTACGCTTCAAGGCAAATGCACCAGATGAGGTGGCAAGTGCTTCGAAGTTTACGTGCGAGTGACGCTCTTCGATGTCGTCGATCTTAAACGCAAAAGCGTTTGCATTATCGACAACCATCGTGATTTGATCGTCAGCCAAGTCTTGTGCATTTACAACGGAACCCCGTGTATATGCTGAGACAGTGACTGTTGGTTCTTTAATGATGCGAACCGTGTCGCCAAAGTTTTCAATTTCGCCCGCGTAGTCGGTGTTTGTAATGTCTTCTACAACCGAAGCACGACGGAAGAACTTGAGAACCTTTTGGCTAAAGATTTCCGGTGCAAAATTACCGGAAGGCAGGTTACCATAACCTGCAGCAGTACCAAATGCCATTGGTTCTTTTCCTTCCCTCTATTTGAGGATTAGTTGTTAGGGTCGATCCGTCCCTCTTGACGTGCAGTGTCCAATTCGCCTTCCAGCTTTTCGAACTCCCACGGCTTGAGATTACGGATTTCAGAAGCTTTCCACACTTTGCCATCTACTTTTGCGGTAGCCACTTCTCTCGCAGAGTTTTTAGTGACTGCATCCGCCGCAGAGGGCTTTGTGGTCTTCTTCTTTTTTGCCGGTACACCAGTATCGGCTTTGTAGAGGTCTATGACCCGTGCCGCCCATTTAGCATCCGTATTGTTTTTGTAGATGCCATCTGAGATTGACTCAGGCTGTTCTTCAAGCCACGAAAGAAACTTTTCATCCGACTTGATTTCGTCAAAGTCTGGGTGATGATTAAGCAGTTGCTGGTAAGCTTTCTGCTTTTCGAGTTCCTTTTCACGCTCTTTGATTGTACCTAATTCCTCGCGGAGTTCGGCAACTTGTGATTCAGCCTGATAGGATGAAACGGTTTGTACGACTTCAAATACTTCTGGATACTGTTCTTTGAATGTCTGCAGTTCTTCCGGTGTCTTCGGCATTTCTACCCCCTTCGGCATCTGTGCTTGAGGAGATTGCATAGCCGTTTTTAGTTCCGCGATTTCCTGCTTAAATTCATTTACCTTTGTATCATAGTGTCGTTTGAGATCGTCGTATCGTTTCTTGTAGTCGTGTTCAGCTTCTTGCTTTTGTTCTACGAAACTGTTTGCATTTTGCGGAGTAGCCTCTTCGGGGTCCGCTTCTTGTGCTTCTACAGTCTCTTCCGCTTCGTTGTCTTCGTCGTCTTTGTAGACATCTTCGCGGTGCTTTCCACGATATAACGAATCATTGTTAATTGTTCCGAATGAATCGTTAGGTTTGTTGGCACGGTGGCCTCTTGCTTTTGCCATTTTGTTACCTCTTGTTAGCGGGGCTACTTTGGCTTGTAGGTAGCCGCTTCGGTTGGGTCGGGGCCGTTGTTAACGGGTAGCCGACGAATAGTCTAGGGATTTACGTTTTAAATCTTGTGCAAGCTTATCTTCCATCATAATCCCATTTAAATCTGTAAGTATTTGTTTTAAATCTTGAGTGCTTGTGGCATTTACTTGAAGACGAGCATTCTTGCCCTGCCCTTTAATGCTAAGTTGTTCATTATTAACAAGGGCTTTTTCTCTTTCATTAGAGTTCATGTAAGTTGAAAACGCTCTTTTTATTGCCATATTTAATTCTTTAGGCTTTGCGCCTCGTCTCATGGCTACAGTATTTAACACGGCGTTTATGTACTTGTGTTCAGCCCTGCCTCTTTGTGCTGGCGTAGCTGCTACTGGATACAGTCCCTCTATGCTCTCTTTTCCTGTAACTACGTCAATTATTTGTTGCAATGCACCTCTGTTTTTAAATCTACGTTCAATTTGATCTGCCCCCTTGTGCATGATCTCATGTATAAGCACTCTTTCGTAGGGAACTCCTTCCAATTCTGCGGCAGATTGAGCATAATCCCCCAGCACTGGATGTCTAAAGTTTGGGCCTCTCATCCCAATAAATCCCTGTGGTTGATTAAGAGTTTTAGCTGCGTCTGATTCTGCTCTTCTAAATACACCGACAGCACCGGAAGACACAGGTATAGGAGAGGATATTGGTGCTACAAACTCAGATATAGATTGACTTCCTTCTAATCCCGCCGTAAACACGGGATCACGATCTGCTATACTAAGTAAAGACTCTTCAAGTTCAGCGTCTAATTGTTGGATAGCAGCAAACTTTTCAGGATCAGAGTTTTGAAGCTGATCAAAATACTCTTGTGCTTCTAGTTCGTAAGCACCCTTGCCCAGTTCTCCTTCAGGTAAAAGACGTAAGTTACTGGTATCTATTTCCCCGCCATTAGCTAACTTTTTTCTAGCGAGGAATCCACCCCCCGCTGCACCCACCGGCTGCTGCCCGTTCTCTTCAATGCGCTTGGATGTTTCTTTTTTGCCGCGATTGTTGATTTTTTCTAGGCGGTCATACCCAATGATCTTAGCGATTGCTGGGGGCACGAGTACCTCACCGCGAGACACGGCCACGTCAACCTGTTCTTTCGACGGTGCTGCCGACCCCTGCTTACCCGCTTTTGCATAGGCATCGTTGAGCATCTTGGCTATGTCTTCTTCGCCCGCAAATTCGACGGCTGCAGCGTTGATGACAAACGTACCCTCTTGAACGCTCATAGGCTTGTCGTCAGCCACTGTAGCAGCTTCGGGTACCTGTGACGGCGGACGTTCTACAAAGCCCGCTGGTGAGGCTCCTACAGCCCCTCCGGGTGCGTATCCTACGCGACCCCCCAAAGCCCTTCTACCGCCGTAACCACCGTATCCTTTTGGATCAGACCTCTGACTACCGCTGCTGTCTCTGCCGTATCCGGATGGTTGTCTGCCTTGCGTGTCGCTTTCTTTATTTTCCCTCTCAGATTCCCTTGTACCGCTATTAACATTTATACTTTCTTGCGCTGCTATTGCGTCTGCTCTCTCTTGTCTTTTTCTTGCGTCTTCTTGTTCTTGCGCTGCTACTTTTTCATTCTCTACTCTTTGTTTCTTTTCTGCAGGTGTTTCACCCAGTATGTTCTTTACAAAATTTGACGAAAACTCTTTAGCTTCTCTTAGGTGAGAGTTGTAGGTGTCGTCGTCAACACTGCTTGTCCTATGAAATATGCCAGTTTTGAATTGTTTCATGTGAGCGTCTAACGCCTGTTTCAAGTCAAGTGCTTGATCAGAACTGAGGGTGGATGTATGCCCCATGTCAGCGGCTATTTTATTAGCAAAGTCATTTCGTGCTTTTGTAGCTTGACTTGCGGTAACATTTTGAGTTGATCCATCAGACCCTAATATCGTTCCGTAGGCATCCATCGCAACGCCCGTGGCTGTAACCAACGCCTCTTTTCCTGAATTTTCATATGCGCCATTCGCAAAAGGTTTGGAACTGACTATTTCTTTCATCATGCCCGGAAGGAAACCCTTACTCATGTGTTCCAAACCAGCCATCTGCTTTTGAGTGCCCTGAAACACCCCAGAAAAAAACTTTTCACCCGGCTTTCGGTAAACCAGTTGTCCGTTTAGTTCAAACATGGTGCCACCACTGCCGCCCGTTGCAGCGATTGAGTCGGCTGTTTCTTTTTGTTTTTTGCGATTTAGTTCACCCATAGCACTTAGGGCGGGTCCACCAAGCGGCCCAACCCCCAGCATAAGCCCTACACCAGCCCCTATTGCCCCTTCTGGAGTTTTGTACATGTCAGCAATAGCTTTGCCAAAATCACTAAACGACCTATCTTTTTTTGCA